CGCCTCGCGTGGCGCGTGGGGCTTGGACTGGTGTCGGTGTCGTGGATGGCGTGGTGATGCCGATCGCTTGCAAGCCATCTGTAGTGGCAACAAACACACCGGCATCCTCAATGCTGGCTTCGATCAGTTTTGCGTTGAGAAGTGCGGTCAGAACCTTGATGCGGGCACCTCCCTTGAGGTTGTCGGGAAAGACAGCCAGTTTCTTTTGTGGATGCTTGGCGGCTGCTTCGAGCAGCGTGCGTTGGGTGTTCGTCAGTTGCATGTTTGGCTCCGTGATGCTTTTGCTTTTTTTCCTTCTGCGAGCCCTTCTGCGTAAGCAGCGGCCAGCGCGCACTTGATGCCCCACACCGCCACTTCGTGAAAGTCCAGCCGGTCTCTGTGCTGGGTCTCCAGGGTTTCGATGTAGAGGTGTTCGTTGGCAATGCGATTGAACAGTTGATCGATGGACTGACTTGATTTCATGCGCTTCTCCTTGTGTTGATTGGATGTGGAGCATTGACGCTCTGAATCAAGGGCAAGCCAAGTCAATTTTTGAAGCTGTCGCTTATTCCTTGAAAGACGATTGAGATGCCGCGAAGTGCGCCCACTCCATGCCGATACCCGGGTTGCGCACAGGTGCTCAACGTGCCTGGTTACTGCGCCAATCACCAGTCGAAAGTGCACCGTGAGTACGGCCGTGCGCGCAGAGGGTTTGATACGGAGCTGGGCTTTTATCAATCAGTCAGGTGGCGCAACACCCGTGCAGCGGTGTTACGGGATAACCCGCTTTGCTGCAGGTGCCAGGCCAAGGGGCTGTTGCAACCGGCCAAGGTCGTTGACCACATCGTTCCAGTGAAGCTTGGCGGTGAGCGCTTTGAGCGAGCGAACCTGCAGAGCCTGTGCGTGCCCTGTCACAACGCCAAGACCGCCTCAGAGACCGCGTCCTCGCGCCAGTGACCCCGTCCTGAGGGGGTAGGGGGGATGAATCTCTACAGACTGCCGCCCAAGATGCGGAGGCTTGCGCAAATTTTTGTGCGTGCAAATTGAACAAGGGGGGGTATCCCCCAAAGCCTGCAGCAAAGGCAGTGCATCAGATGAACATCAAACCAAGCGGGTGATTTATGGGTGGACGCAAGCCACTGCCGACTCAAGTCAAGCAGATCAAAGGGACCTTGCAGCCATGCCGGACCAACTACCACGAGCCCATCCCAGAGGGCTTACTGGTTGAGCCTCCGGACTACATGCCAGAGGGTGCCAAAGCCGCCTGGCGCTACGCGCTTGAATGTGCCCCGCCCACGCTGATCCGCAAGCTGGACATGTCCGTGCTGGAGATCTGGGCTTGTGCGGCTGATCTGTACCGGCAGGCGCAGGCGGGCATCGGCAAGACGGGGCTCCTGGTGAAGGCTCCCCACAGCGGCGTGCCCATGCAGTCGCCTTACCTGGCCATTGCCAACAAACAGGCCCAAATCATGACCAAAGCTGCGATCGAGATGGGATTCACCCCGGCATCTCGCTCGCGCATCTCCATTCCAAACGAACGCCCGGGCGAGGAGCTCGATCTCTGGGAGGACATCGTGGGTTGACCCAAAGGGACACAGGATGAGCACATACGCCGCGAGCGCCAAACAATATGCCGAGCGCGTTGTCTCCCATGAGATCCTGACCTGCGAGTGGGTCCAGAAAGCATGCAAACGCCAGCTCGACGATCTTGTCCGCTTCAAGCGCAAGAGCAGCCTGTACCAGTTCAACCCGGAACTGCTGGACCGCTATGGCAGGCCCTACAGGCCAGCGGACAACCTGTGCGCCTTCATTGAGCGATTGCCCCACGTCAAAGGCCCACTGGCCAGCAAGATGATCGTTCTGGAGCCCTGGCAGGTGTTCATCCTGTCCACGGTTTTCGGGTGGGTCAAATCGGACGGTAAGCGCCGCTTCAGGCGCTCCTACATCGAGGTGCCTCGGGGCAACGCCAAGTCCACCCTGTCCTCGGCGGTTGGCCTGTACATGCTGGCAGCCGACCGCGAAGGCGGGGCGGAGGTGTATTCGCTGGCCACTACCCGCGATCAGGCCCGCATCGTCTTTGGCGATGCCCAGACCATGGCGCGCCTGAGTCCGGGTTTCAGGAACCGTTTTGCCGTGAACGTCGGGGCACACAACATGCATGTCTTGCAAACCGGCTCCAAGTTCGAGGCGCTCTCGGCAGAAGGCTCCACACTCGACGGATTGAACATCCACTTTGGCTGCATCGACGAGTTGCACGCCCACAAGACCCGAACGGTCTACGACGTGGTGGAGACCGGTACCGGCAAGCGGGACAACTCACTGCTGTGGGTGATCACCACGGCTGGCAGCAACCGATCGGGCATCTGCTACGAGGTCCGAAGCTTTGTCACCAAGCTGCTCAACCGGGTGTTCGAAGACGACTCCCAGTTCGGAATCATCTACGGGCTCGATGAAGGGGATGACTGGGCTGCCAAAGACTCGCTCATCAAAGCCAACCCCAACTGGGGCATTTCGGTGCGAGAGGAGATCCTGGTTCCCCTGCAGGCCAAGGCCATGCAGTTGCCCAGCGCGGTCAACAACTTCAAGACCAAGCACCTCAACGAGTGGGTGAGTGCAGACACGGCCTGGATGGACATGCGGTCCTGGGATGCCAGTGCCAACCCCGATCTTGAGCTCGATCAGTTCCTGGGCCGGCCCTGCTGGCTCGGTCTGGATCTGGCCAGCAAGACGGACATCGCGGCGCTCGTCATGGTGTTCGAGCACCCTGACACACCAGACGCATATGCGGTGTTTGGCAAGTACTACCTGCCTGAGGACACGGTCCAGGCGGCAGGCAACAGCCAATACGAGGGCTGGGCCCATACAGGACGCCTCTCGGTGACGCCGGGCAACGTGATCGACTTCAGCTGGATCGAAGCCGATTTGCTGGATATCTCGTCGCGGTTTTCAGTGCAAGCCGTGGCTTTTGACCCGTTCCAGGCCACGCAGCTATCCACGCGCATGTTGTCCGAGGGGCTGCCCATGATTGAAGTGCGTCCCACGGTGCTGAACTTCAGCGAGCCGATGAAGACGCTTGAGGCCTTGGTCCTGCAAAAGAAGCTCGTCCATGACGGCGACCCGGTGCTGGCCTGGATGGCAAGCAACGTGGTCGCCCACACGGACGTCAAAGACAACATCTATCCAAGGAAGGAAAGACCAGAAAACAAGATAGACGGCATCGTTGCACTGATCATGGCCCTGTCTCGGGCGATCAAACCGGGCGAATCGGTGGTGCTGGGATCCGACTATGAGTTGATGGTGCTCTGACGTCATGGGATTTTTTAACTTCTTTGACCGCTTTAGAGCTTCGAGGATTGGAGTCCAAAGTGATCGCTCACCCTGGGGAGACTTCTATTTCGAGCCGGTCTCGGCTCGAAGCATCTCTGGCATGCGTGTTTCGGCCGATTCGGCCATGCGCCTGGCTGCGGTCTACGCCTGCGTGCGCATTCTCTCTGAGACCATGGCCTCGCTCCCCCTGGTGGTCTACCGGCCTCGCAAGGACGGGGGCAAGGACCGGGTGACGGACCACTGGCTCTACCGGGTGCTTGGCAAGAAGCCCAACCGGTACCAGAACCCGTTCGAGTGGCGCGAAATGCTGCAGGGTCATCTGGCTCTGAGGGGGAACGCCTTTTGCCAGATCCTGGCCAACAGCCGAGGTGAAATCACCGAGCTGATCCCGATTCACCCTGACCGGGTGCGTATGGAGTTGCTACCCTCAGGCGACTACCGCTACCGCATCCGGGATCAGGCTGGCTCAGAGATCGTCCTTCCTCGTGGAGAGGTGTGGCATCTGAGGGGCCTGTCTTCGGATGGGCTGATTGGCTTGAGTCCCATTGATCTCTCGCGAGAAAGTCTGGGCATGGCCCTGGCCGCGCAGGACTACGGGGCTCGGTTCTTCTCCAACGATGCCAAACCCACAGGGGGCTGGATCGAGTTCCCGGGCACCTTCAAGGACCCGGAGTCCAAGCGGGTGTTTCGGGAGTCTTACCAGGCGGCGCAGTCTGGCTCGAACCGGGGCAAGGTCCTGGTGCTTGAGAACGGCATGAAGTTTCACGAGGTGGGCGTCACGAACAAGGACGCCCAGTTCCTGGAGCTGCGCAAGTTCCAGATCACGGACATTGCCCGCCTGTTCCGTGTGCCACCGCACATGATTGCTGATTTAGACAGGGCGACTTTCTCGAACATCGAGCAGCAAAGCCTGGAATTCGTCATGCACACCATGACGCCCTGGGCGGAGCGCTGGGAGGCATCCATCGAAGCTGACCTGCTCCCAGATGGTGATGCGCTGGAGATCGAGTTTGACTTTGCCAACCTGATGCGAGGGGATGCGGCCAGCCGCTCTGCTTACTACCAAAGCGGCATCCAGAACGGCTGGCTCACCCGCAACGAGGCCCGCATCGCAGAAAACCTCAATCCGATCGCAGGACTCGATCAACCGCTGCGGCCGCTGAACATGGTCGAAGAGGATGCAGCTGAAGTGTTGGAGTTGAACCTTGGGGCTGCTCCAGATGCTGAAGCCTCGGTGCCATCTGATGCAGAGTTGTCCACCCACTCCACTGTTCATCAACGCCTGCATGGCTTGGTCGAGTCCAACGCCCAGCGACTGGCCCGTCGCATCTGCAAAAAAGGGGCCCTGGGCTGCAACGAAATCAACCTGATCGCCCAGACCTTCAGCCTGCCTCCATCGGTAGTAGAGGACTGGGCGCAGGGGGCTCCATCACTCGAGGATGAACCGGCACTGTCCCGGTCCCTCATTCATTTGGGCGTTCACACAGGATAAGACACATGAACAGACAACTTTTGCTCTCCGAATTTTTGACCACCCCGTGGGCCCTGATGCCCGAGCGGCTGCAGGCCATGGCCGGGGTCTTGACCCGCTGGTCGGCGGGCGAGCCTCCCACTGATGAGACCATGTTCCAGATCCAGTCGGAGCGGGTGCTGCGCGATACCCGCAAACAGATGGCTGCGGCCAATGCGGGCTCTGGCATTGCCGTGCTGCCTCTGTACGGCGTGGTCACTCAGCGGGGCAATATGGTCGATGACATCTCCGGCCCCGGTAGCACCAGCACCCAGCAATTCACCTCGGCCTTGCGCCAGGTCCTGGCCGACGACACGGTGGGCCAGATCCTGATCGACATTGACAGCCCTGGCGGCAGCGTCTACGGCGTGGCTGAACTTGCCTCGGAGATCGTCAAAGCCCGAGCCCAGAAACCTGTGGTTGCTGTGGCCAACAGCCTGGCTGCCTCGGCGGCTTTCTGGATTGGCTGCGCTGCCAGTGAGTTCTACGTCACCCCTGGTGGTGAGGTGGGCTCCATTGGCGTGTGGCAGGCGCACTTTGACTATTCCAAAGCGCTGGAAGAAGAGGGCGTCAAAACCACCCTGGTCTCGGCTGGCAAGTTCAAGGTCGAGGGCAACCCCTATGTACCGCTGGATCCTGAGGCCCAAGCCTTCATGCAGTCCCGTGTGGACGACTACTACAACGCCTTCATCCAGGCTGTGGCCGTGGGCAGAGGTGTCACGGTCGATGATGTGCGAAACGGCATGGGCGAAGGCCGGGTGCTTGGCGCTGATGCTGCCCTGGTGCAGCGCATGGTCGATGGCATCGCGTCCTTCGACGATGTTCTGGCTCGGATGCAAGCGAAAGTCGCAGGCACGGCTGTTCGCAATCAGTCACGCCTGAAACAGGCAAGAAATGCACTGGTTTTGTTGGATTAACAGGTGCCGTCATCAATAGTGATAGCGGCCTTGCAGAAACTCGACGCGATCAACTTTGACCAAGTACACGCAGCGATGCTCTTGCGTGATGCGCCTGGACCAGACATCGGCACCCAGATATTTCAAAGGCTCGGGTTTGCCAATGCCGTCAAAAGGATCCTTCAGGATGGCACGAACCAGTTCCAATAGCCGTTTGGCTGTACGCCTGTCGGTTTCAACCCAATGCTGAAGATCTTCTAAGAATTCAGGGTGACACACCGCTACCCGGTCACTATCACGCATCAAAACCCACTTGCTGTTGCAACTCAGACAGGTTGGTGGGTTTCACCGAATCAGATCGCGCCCGAGACAGGGCCTTGAGCAGCCGTTCAGCATTTTTGGTCGAGCGCAGCAGGTGCGCTGTTTCAACCAGGCTTTCAAGTTCATCGGCGGCAATCATGGCCACATCGCCACCAGCGCGTCTGCGCACCACGATCACTTCGCGGTCATCTACGGCGCGATCCATCAGCGTCTTGAGTTGCTCGCGCGCCTGACTGTAGGTGGTTTCGATGGTCATTGGATAGCACTCCTGATATGTACAGAGTTATTGTACATGTTGTGTTTGCAATTGCAAATACCAACGCAAAGGCTTGCAGTCGTGTGAGCTTTCCAAATGAGGGGCCTCCGTAGAGACCCACTTCAACCACGCGACCCGTTGGTCGTGATCCCTGTCGCCGCCTTGAGTCATTTCGACCAGGCGGCTTTTTCATTTCTGGAGATAAACCAATGAGCAAGCAATTGCGCGAGCTTCAGTCTCGCAAAGCCACCCTGGTCAAGGACGCACGCGCCCTGACCGATATCGCTGCCGCCGAGCAGCGCGACATGAACGACGAAGAAGTCGCAGCCTTCGAAGCCCTCAAGGCCAAGATCGAAGCAACTTCAGCCGCCATTGACCGTGAAGCTGCCCTGATTGCCGAAGAGGCGCAGATGAACCACCCCTCTCAACTGACCACGGCCTCCGTGATCACGGTGGTGGACAACGCCGCCGCTGATCCCAAGCACGGCTTCAAGAGCGTGGGCGACTTCCTCAAGACTGTGCGCCAGGCGCAAAACCCCGGCGCTTCCATCGATGAGCGTCTGTTGATCGGCTCGGGCCGAAACGCCGTGGCTCCTGCCACCTTCGGTAGCGAAGGCTCCGCCCAGGACGGCGGCTTTCTGGTGCCGCCTCAGTTTGCCCAGGAAATCTTCCAGTTGTCTTTGGGCGAAGACTCCCTGCTGCCCATGACCGATAACGTGGAGATCACGGGCAACACCATGGCCTTCCCCAAGGATGAGACCACGCCCTGGGGCACCAACGGCATTCGTGCCTACTGGCAAGGTGAAGCGGCTTCTGCCATCGGTACCAAGCCGGTGCTGGGCCTGTCGACGCTGCGCCTCAAAAAGCTCATGGCCCTGGTGCCGGTGACCGACGAGTTGCTGGACGACACCAATGCCCTGTCGACCTACCTGCCCGACAAGATCGCCACCTCCATTCGCTGGAAGACCAACGAGTCGATCCTGTTCGGCTCGGGCACTGGACTGCCGGTGGGCTGCATGAGCAATGCAACCACGGTGACCGTGGCCAAGGAATCGGGTCAGGCCACGCAGACGCTGTTGGCCCAAAACTTGGCCAAGATGATCTCGCGCTTGCCCCCTGGCTCGTTCGGCAAGTCGGTCTGGATCGTCAACAACGACGTGCTCCCGGCGCTCTTCACGCTGACCCTGGGCAACTACCCGATCTACTTGCCCACCGGCATGAACCCGGGTGGCATTCAGGTCTCGCCCTACGGCACGCTGCTCGGCCGCCCGGTGATCGTCTCCCAGCACGCCAACACCTTCTCCTCTGCAGGCGATGTGCTCCTGGCGGACCTGTCGTACTACCAGACCATCACCAAGG